CATTAAATTTGTTTAAGTGTTGTTCTGTTATTATTATGAATTCATATCCTTTTTTATTACACCAATTAATCATAGTTTCCCATTTGTTTTTGTTTTTATAAGCCATTTTTAGGTCATACTCGAAACTTTTTAGTTTTTTAGCACCCTTTTCAGGAACACTTAACTTACCTTCATTAAGAGCGATAACCATATTATATTCTTTCATTGGTTTAACTTCAACAACTATTTGTTTTAGAGTACCATCACTTAATCTCATCTCATAATAAAAATCAGGATAATAACAATGTTCTTTGATTTTAGAATCACCATTATTGAAATGTGTCATTTGATAAGGTATTTTTAAACACTCAGCTCCCCACTTTGTTATAGCTGGATTATAATCTAACCAGTGCATTATTTTCTTTTCCCACGAACTTCTAAAATAAACTCCACCTTGTGTATTTAATTTTATAACCTTATCTTTGTTATTAGGAACATAATTTCCCTGGTTATAGTTTTTATTGTTAGGTTTAGAATTTAACATAACTTTTTTATTTTTATATATAAATAAAAGTTGAATCTATGGGAGAATTAGTTGAGAGAGTTAAATTAAATCTGTTAGTATATGGTGATGGACTTGTCGAAAACTTCCGAAATAACTCATTATACTTTTATGATAAATATCAAAAATCTGATAATGAGGTAAAAAATGTAAAGGTGTCGGATGTTTATCCTGGTGGTTTTTATTTCTTTCATTATAAAGACGACTCAAATTGGATGAAATGGTCTCCAGTATTTATCGCTGGTTATAAAAAGTTTTCTAACCAAATAGTTTTTTTCGCGGTTAACTTCAACTTTATACCACTAGAAGTAAGAGCAATGATATTTGACAAGTTTATAACTGAAGAAGATTTTACAAAAGATAAGTTTTTAAAAGTATCATATGAAGGAATGTATGAAGAATTAAAAAGATTAGGATTTGAATATGCACTAATGGAATTTAACTCAATTCAAATAGTAGCGGTTCATAAAATTAAATTAGATATGATTCCTAGATTTATATATTCACAACACCCAAAGAATGTATATGACCCTAAAAAGTTAATACAAATATGGGAAGCTAAAATAGAAACTAAAGATCAAAGACATAAAGAAATAATGATGTCTTCAATAGATGAATTTTATGATATAAATAAAGAAATATCAGAAAAGTATAGTGTTCTTAACGACCACGTTAAAAGAATACAGAAAAGTTATAAAAAATATGGTAAATAATAAATAATATATACACTATGAAAAATATGAAAAAATTTAACGAGTCTTGGTTTTCTAAAAAAAGTAACCCTGAAGAAATAACAGATATAACTCCAAGAGGAGTTTCAAGAACTTCTATGCCAGCAGAAAGAAATACATCATCTGGATTATCAGAGGAAGAATTAGAAGAGTTAAAAAGAAATAGTTCATCATCTAAGGTTGAAACTAAAGTTGATACTTATTTTATGCAAGAAATATCAGATAGACTTTTTGGCCCAGATTCTGAAGGTTATATACAAGCTATAAAAGAATTGAATCTAAAGTTCAGACCAAGAGAAGGAAGAACAGCTAATCAATTCTATGATCCATCTATATCAGATGAAAGAAGACATAAAGAAGATGAAATAAATAGAAATATATTAAAAGACGAGTAATCGTCTTTTTTATTTTACCCAAAAAAGGAATATGTGAAAATTAATATATATTCTAAAATTTTATAATTCCTAAATGGCGTATAATGATGCAGGAAATTCAGCAAATTTCACTAATATAAATTCAGCAATAGAGAATAAAGGGTTATTTAGCCGTATTCTAAGAAATCTATCTAACTACGGAATGAACTATGATGATATGATCATCAGAAATCAAGTAGGTATTGGTATTAATGAGGATCCATACGCAGCAAGAGGAAATTCAATGTATGATTTCTTCTCACAAAGAGCAGTAGCCTCAGTATTAAATAGAAAATCAATTCCTTACTTAGATAAAGCTTATGCTGATAAAAGAAGAATCCTAAGAGAGTATTCTATCAAAGATGAGATTAGAGACTTCGTATCAACAATAACAGATGAGACAATCGTTTATAACGATGAGAAAGACTTCTGTTCACCAAGAGCTTTATCAAATGACTACTCACAAGAGATTAAAGATAAATATCAAGAATATTTCGAGAAAATATATAATAAATTTGGATTCTCTGATAACATCACTGCATGGTCAATGATGAGAGACTTTATGATTGATGGATATTTAGCAATTGAGATTATATATGATGATAAAAAGAAAAATATCATCGGATTCAATAGACTAAGACCTGAGACTTTAGTTCCTGCTTATGAACCAAATATTGGTCACTTATGGATTCAGTTTCCAGAAGATCCACAATTAAGAAGAATATTCTTAGACTCTCAAATAATTTACATTTCATATTCAACACAAAATGATTATTCAGAAACATCTTATGTTGAAGGTTTAATTAAACCATATAATCAGTTAAAAATTCTTGAACAAACAAGAATTATGTTTAACATTATTAACGCAACTGTTTACCAAAAGTTTACTATTCCGATTAAAGGTTTATCAAGACAAAGAGCTGAAGAACAAATTGGTCAATTAATACATGATTATTCAGAAGAAGTAGAATGGGATGAATCTTTAGGTACTTTACAAATTAACGGAGCTAAACACTTACCTTATAACAAACAAATTTGGTTTCCTGAGGGAGATGCTGGTACACCAAATATGGAATTAGTATCACCACAAGGACATGACTTAAATGATGAAACTATGTTATCTTGGTTTTACAAAGCACTTAAAAGAGCTTCAAAAATTCCAATGTCAAGATTTGAAGGTGAAAATGGTGGTGGTAATTTAATTACAGATGCTGCTGAGATGACAAGAGATGAGATTAAGTTTCACAACTTCATTAGTCGTTTAAGAGCTAACTTCAAAGAAATAATTGTTAAACCTATAAGATTACAGATGTTAATTGAGTTTCCTGAGTTAAAGGATGACGAAGTAATGTTAAATCAAATGGATATTCAATTCTATACTAACCAAGTATTTGAAGAATGGAAAAAGATAAACAATCTAGCTAAAAAATCCGAAATCGTTGGAACTTTACTTGGAGTAATGAATGGTGAGAAACCTTACTTCCACATAGAATGGATTATGGATAATGTATTTAAGTTAACACCAGAAGAAAAAGCAGAAAATCAAAAGTATTGGGCGAAAGATCCATCTACACTTGGAGCAGCACCAGAAGGAGGAGCACCTGCTGAAGGTGGAGCACCGGTTGAAGGTGGTGGAGAAGCACCTGCTGAAGGTGGAGAAGCACCAGCACAAGGAGGAGCACAAGCAGCACCAGAAGAACCACCTGCTGAAGGTGGTGGAGAAGCTCCAGCTGAAGGTGGTGGAGAATTTGAATTTTGATAAATTATTATAAAAATAAAAACCTCAGAGAAATCTGAGGTTTTTTTATTTGAGTATTTTATTTAACTTATACTCTCTTTTATCTTCCAATTCTAATGGTTCGGCTATTAACTCACCATCCGATATTTTAATTTGCCATTTATTACCAGTCTTTTCATCCAATAAGACTAACTTACTAATAACTGTACAACCATCGACATCAACATTAATTGCAGTTGATTTTGATGAACTACTTGAATTCACACTGAATAAATTACCTAAACCACTTGTTGCCATTTATATTAATTGAAATCTTTTTTTACCATCTTCTGATGTTGAGTTCCAGATATCTAAAGGTCTAACATAAATAGAACCAAAGTTAATAGATTTATAAACTACTAACTTTTCACCTGTTTCTGTATGAGTAGCTAAAGTGATTACTTCATAAGTACCACCTTTATAATGTTTATATCTCTGTCTCGGTAGCGGATAATCCATCTTGTATGTTTAATTTTTTTCCAGTAACTGGGTCATAATTTAATATTAACAACTCAACTCCTTTAGTTTGTTCTTTCTTTACGTCAGAGTTATTACCACCTTGAGCAGAACTTCTAAATACTTCTTTCTCAGTCCAAATATATTGGTCTCTTGGTAACAATTCCTCTAATAAAGGAAAATAATAATAAGATAATGACCAACGAGATTTAGATTTCTTAATCAACTCTAATAATCTTCTATGAGAAGCTGGTCCAAATACACCATCAGTGTCAGAACCATACCAGAATAATCTCTTAGCGTCATCTTCACCTTTAGCCTCATTAAAACGAGCATATGGTGGGTCTAAATAGATGTAAGTATCATCTGCGTCATATTTAGTAATAAGTTCTTCAAAATCAATATTAGTAAACTCTTTAATTGATTTTAACTTATTTGTATATTTGTTCTTTTTCAACTTATCAATAAGAACTTCTAATTTCAAACGGTCTTTATCTTTCTTATAACCATTAAAACCAGCACCACGAGGGTAAACTGAATTGTGAGCTGATGTAATCAAGAAAGCATAAATTGCAGCTTTTCCAAAGTTACCAATCTCAAAGTCCATATTATCAAGAAATTCATTCTTTTGATATTTCTTATAAATTCCTTTATAGAAGTCCCATTTTTTCAGTGGATCTGTCTCATCAGTTTTTAATAAAGTTTCTTTTAATCTTTCTAAGTATTTAACAAAGGTTTCAGGTTCTGAACAACACTTATATAAGTTCACCTGGTGACGATTTTTATCATTGTAAACAACTGTATCGAATTTAAGAGAATCGTCGTCCATATACGTTCCCATAGAGCCTGAGAAAGGTTCTAAATATGTTTTGATTCCAGTCTTAGGAATCTTTGAGTTTATAAACTCTTGGAATACTGATGAACTCTTGCCACCAAAATATGAAATACATGCCATTATTTTCTATATTTAATCTTTTCTTTAGTTATACTAATTACTTTTTCGAAAGTTTCTTTTTTTCTTTTAAGGCATATGGTTGAATCTTTGTATAGAAAATTATAAATATTCTCAACATCTAATAACCCACCCCAATCAACTACA